TTCATGCGTAGCATGGACACTTGCGCCGACGCCTTCACAGCCGAGATCCCCTGGTTTCCCGGCAAAGATCCCGAGCTCGACCGCATCACCGCGCCGTACTCATACAGCAAATGCAAAATCTATATCGGCGGCAACCTCGAATCCGAGCAGATACTCTACAACGTCAAGCACAAGCGCGACAAATCCGGCACCATTAAGGAGCTTGAAGGATTCAGTAAAACCGCCGACATCATCGACAGCACGGTGCTCCCTCCCTATGAGGCGTCAAATATCAGCCTCACCGCGCGCTGCAAACAGCAATGTGAGCCCCACGGGATACAGGTTGTCATCGGCGACGGCGTGAACCTGCTCGTACCGAAAACCGTCAGCACCGGGAAATGGGTCCCGGTCGTGAACCAGATGGGAATACAAACCGCGATGGGATTTATCAAGACGATGCCGCTTATCGACAAGCCCATCGAAACCGGCAAAACCTACAAAATCACCGGCAAAAAAACCACCTACGAGGAGATGAAATTCGCGCGTGTCAGTGCCGAGCAGACCGAGACGATATTCGAGCACCTGCGAAAACTTGCGGCACAACGAGGGCTGCTCCTCTCCTGCACGTATGACGGCAATCTCCTCATCACTCGCGCGAACACCGACGATAAACCGGTCGGGACCATCGAGGAAGGGGAGCCCACCGCCGAGGGATTCAACGCCGATTTCGACGGCCGCAAGCGTTTTCATTTCTATCGCGCAATCGCATCGAGTTCGCGCAAGGGCAAGACCGCGAAAACCGGGATCGCTACCGATGACGTTTTAAAAAATCAGCGCTACCTCACCTTTCGATCCGACGACAATATCCCCGGCGAGGCTCTCAACGCCGCGGAGTGGAGGAAAAATAAATCCGCAGCCGACGCGATGACGATACCATTCCCGGTCTCGACCTGGTACGCTCCCGACGATAAGCTGTGGCGTCCGAACACGAAAGTATCAGTAAAAAGCCAGGTGATCGCCAGCTCCGGATTCACCTTCCTCATCGCGCAAGTGGAGTTCTCATTCGCTGCATCCGGCAACAGCGCGACGCTCAATCTGAAACCTCCGTCTGTGTATACCACTGGAAAAATCGAGGAACCGTGGCTCTCGGAATAATCACCTCACACAAGATCGGCAAAAACCGCGACGGCGACGCCGACCGTGTATTACTCCAGGTCAAAATGTTAGACGAGGACGTCCGCACCGTCGAGCTCTTCCCCGGCGCGGGCGTGGACTCAAACCCCGCCAACGGCTGCCGCGTTGAGGTCGTGGAAGCGAACGGGGTGAAGATCTCCGGCATCGTCAGCGACGACATCGCCCCTGAATCCGATCCCGGCGAGTACGAGATTTACAGCACCGACAATCCGGCTGTGGCAAAAAAGGCCAGCGTCAAACTCAGCAGCAATGGCGACATCACCATCACCGCGTTTACCGGCGCGAAAATAGAGATCAAGGCCGACGGCGACATCATCCTGAACAGCGGCACAGGATCGGCCGTGAAATTCTCGGAGCTCGAAACCGCGTTCAATCAACTCAAAGACGATTTCGACGATTTCAAAGCGAATCATAAACATGGCGGCGTCACTATCGGCGCAGGAACAACGGCCGTTTCGGATATGCCTGCACCCTCGACCGCCGATATCTCAGCCGCGGAAGTCCCGGAGGTAAAACTGTGAGTGATATCGATAATGACAAAATAATTTATAACAAGTGCTCGCGGTGCCCGCTGCAGAATACCGACTGCGATCTAAAATCAAATCCCAAAATCGCGGGCTGTATCATGGGCACATACGGGGAAATCATGAAGGGCGAACATGAGTAGATACCAGGGAGATCCCGCAATCCAGATCACCCCTAACGGCGCGTCGATGACCTTCAAGGGCGGCCAGCCAGTCATGGACGGCGGCCTCGAGAATTACGCGATCATCAGTCTCGGCACCCTCCCCGGCTGGTGGGGGAACATATTCACAACCGACCCGAATAAAAAAATCGGCTCGAATTTCAGCCGCCCTCGCGTGCATGTCGACGTGAAAACCGTCAACGATATCAGCGACGACGCAAAGCTCGCGCTCAAGGCAATGACCGACTCTCGCATCGCCTCGAAAATCGATGTATCCGTCACCAACCCGAGGGCCGACGAAATCCGCACCGCGATCGCGATTTACCCGCCGGGGCAGGATGTCCGCACGCTCGTATTCACCCGTAACGGAATCAACTGGTTGAGCCAGGCGCTCGACCCCGCGCATGGGAGGCTGTGAGAATTGAAATGATAATTTATAAAGCGACAAATAAAATAAACGGTAATTGTTATATCGGGAAAACCATACAGCATTTACGCGAGAGAAAAAGCGCACATGAATTACATGCATCAAAAAATTCTAATTTTTATTTTCATCGCGCCCTCCGTAAATATGGATTTAATAATTTTGGATGGAAAATATTATTCCATGCTATTGACGAAAACGAACTCGATCAAATGGAGAAATATTTCATAGCCAATTACAAAGCAACTAATTATTTGTATAATATGACCGCTGGTGGTCGTGGCCTTATAGATCCAGTCGGTGAAACTCGAAGAAAGTTGTCAACTGCCGGGAAAGGAAAGAAAAATCCTTTTTACGGAAAGCACCACTCCGAGGAGACAAAAATAAAATTATCTCTATCTCGTATGGGTAAAGTTCCATGGAACAAAGGACTTCCGAGGGACGAAGCGACATGCCACAAAATAAGCAAAGCCAACAAGGGCAGACTTGTTGGAGATAAAAACCCCATGTTCGGAGTGCCTAGCCCAAATAAAAATAAACATATTTCAGAATGGCAAAAGAAAAGAATATCTGAATCTAAAAAATTATACTGGGAAATGAGGCGAAAAAATGTCCTATAAAATCCCTACGACTGCACAATTATCAGCCGATTTTCTCGCACGATTCGAGGCGGCAATTGGACAAACCTCTCCCATAAATGATAAATCATTTCTGAGGGTGATATCTGCAACAATGGCTGGTTTATCTGTCGGGCACTACAAATTCGCTGCCGATGCCGTGCTCCAGACCCTCGCTCTCACCGCTACCGACGAGGGACTCGACCGTATCGGACTCGACAACGATACGCCGCGAAAGCTCGCCGTCACCGCGATACTCACCGCGACGCTCCCGGCGACCACCGGAACCGTGATTCCCCAGCGCACCGAGTTCACAAGCGACAGCTCCGGGATCCGCTACAAAACCGACGCCGAGGCGACAGCCGTCGCGAATATCGCCACCCTCACGCTCAGATGCGCAGAGACCGGCACCGCAGGCAATCTCGACAACGGCGAGGAGCTCTCCATTTCCTCACAGATCGCGGGAGCAACCACCGTCGCGACAATCACCGCAACGGTAACGCTTGGCGTCGACGAGGAAACCGATACAGATTATCGGCCGCGCGTACTCTTCGCCGAACGTGCCGTCACCGGCGGCGGCAATGCCACCGACCACAAAATATGGGCCGAGGCCGTGACCGGAGTCCGGCGAGCGTTCCCCTTCTCGGGCCGTCCCGCATCCGAGGGCACGTCATACCCAGGTGACCGTACGGTATACGTTGAGGCCGTGTCCACAATCGACGCCGACGGCATCGCCCCCGGATCTCTCCTCGACAGCGTGAGGGACGCAATCAACACCGATCCGGACACCGGCCTTTCCCGCGCATTGCTCGGCCTCACCAACGACACTCTGTTCGTTGAGTCGATAACCCGCACCTCAATATACGTTGAAATCTCCGATCTCGATATCGACCCTGCGCAGGAAGCCGACTGCAAGGCCGACATCGTATATGCGCTCGATCTCTATTTCCGCTCAATCGCACCATTCGTGGACGGCGTGGACGTCCCGCAGGAACGTTACGACACGATCACCCCGCTCTCGGTGTCGCGAGTGGTGCAGGACGTGCTCAAATCCTACGGCGCGACCGCACAAAGCATCGTGTTCGGAATCGTATTCGGAGTCACCACCCCGCTTCACACTTTAGGACAGGGTGAGCTCGCCAAACTCGGGGGCGTAACTTATGTCTAGCCTGAGCAGAGCGGTCATCGACGCGCTTTTCCCCGAGGGTCCGGCCTGGTCTCCTGCCGCCGATGACGATTATGATCTCCTCCTCGAAGGAGTCTCCGACAACAGCGAGGCCGTCAGGCTTGACCTCGACAAACTCCGCTACCTCAGAGATCCCGCGCGTACGCCGATTCTCGACGATCTCGAAAGCGAATTTGCCGTCATCCCCTCAGCGACGGCATCAGAAGCGCAGCGACGCATCAGGCTCGCCTCAACAATGTTTCGCAGATCGGAGCAACCGACATACGAAATGCTCGAAGAAAAATTACAGGGCGCCGGTTTCGATTGCTACGTGTACGCCAACGATCCCGCGGTCGATCCAAGCCTGTACCTCGAACAGAATTTTAACATGGTCTGCGGCGGCCTGCTCCCCGGCGGCAACGAGTCGCAATGCGGCGAAGCCGAGGCGTACTGCGCACAATCAGGCGGCGAGCTCCTCGTCAACGGTGAAATATTCGACACCTTCCCGGATTTCAACTGCCTCTGCGGCGAACCTCTCATGCAATGCGGAGAAGCCGACGCCCTCTGCGGCTCCTATACCGGCATCCTCCTGATCCCGATCGAATACCCGATCCCCGACAACTCGGGGTACTGGCCCCTCATATTTTTCGTCGGCGGCCTCCGCGAATGGGGATTGCTCGGCAGCAGGTACTCATTCCAGGGCTGCGGTGAAGGGGCGAATGAAAGAATATATTCAATCGCCCTTCAAACCGACGGCAAAATCATTATCGTCGGTTTGTTCACAACTTACAACGGAGTTTCACGAAATAGAATTGCGCGCATCAATGTCGATGGATCACTCGATTATTCTTTCGATCCGGGAACTGGGGCGAATGGTTTTGTATATTCCGCTGCCCTTCAAACCGACGGCAAAATCATTATCGCCGGAATATTCACCTCCTACAACGGAGTATCGCGAAACCGTATTGCACGACTCAACACCGGCGGCAATCTCGACGCGACGTTCGATCCGGGGACGGGGGCAGATGCAGACATCAGAGAAATTGCACTTCAATCAGACGGCAAAATCATTATCAGCGGAATATTCACCTCCTACAACGGCACCAGCCGCAATCGTATCGCCAGACTCAACACTGACGGCAGTCTCGACGCAACATTCGACCCTGGGACGGGATTCAATGTCGCCTATGCAGCCGCAATCGCTTTTCAAACTGACGGTAAAATAATCGTCGGTGGCTATTTTACCTCCTATAACGGTACTGGCAGAAATTGCATTGCCCGCCTCAATACCGACGGAAGCCTCGACGCCACCTTCGATCCGGGGACGGGTGCGAGTGCCGCTCCTGAAGTTATCGCCATTCAGACAGACGATCAAATTCTCATCGCCGGAATATTCACCTCCTACAACGGCACCAGCCGCAACCGTATCGCACGCCTCAACATCGACGGTAGCCTCGACGCGACGTTTGATCCGGGGAGTGGGGCGAATAATATTATTTACTCGCTCGCAATACAAACCGACGATCAGATACTCATCGGTGGCAACTTCACCTCCTACGATGGCACCGCTCGCAATCGCATTGCCCGCATAAACGCAGACGGTAGCCTCGACGCCACGTTCGATCCGGGGAGTGGGGCGAATAACTACGTTTTCGCAATTTCAATCCAGACCGACGACAAAATAATTATCGCCGGACAGTTCATCTCTTTCGACGGCGACACCGCGAACAGAATAGCGAGGCTGAACACCGACGGCGAGCTCGATATCGTCGATGTCTACGGTTGGAGCATTGCCTCGGCATCAATCGCAATCGAGCGCAGGCAGGAATTCAGGCGCATCATCCTCAAGAGCAAACCGATGGCCTCGTGGGCGGGGCTCATCGTCGTCTATATATGAAAATTTATGGAGGCACATCATGATAGATTATGAAAGCAGTTTAGTCAACACCGACCACGTCGCGTTCCCGGACACGCAGGCGGTGAACATATCCGCACCCGGCTCAGGCGACGGCACCGAATTTGTTGCCCTACTCGTCAACGATATCTGGGGACGCGCACAGGCGCTCATGGCCCACGCGGGACTCACTCCCGACGGCGTATCGGAGGCGGCAGGAACCGCGCAATTTCTCGAAGCACTTTTCAAGGGGCTCAACGTCGGCCCCGGATTCGGGGTGATTTACTGGAAAAACGACACCCCGGCCGCGCTCGGCGATAGGGTTCTCCTCCTCCAGGGGCAGGTGATTGCAATCGCCTCTTATCCGCTACTCGCCGCCGCCGTGTACTGTGGCGACGGCCTGAACGCGACCGCCCCGGCGTTCTACAAAACCTCTGACGCAGGCGGCACCACGCGCAGCACCGCCGGAACGTACCTCGTACTCCCAGACACCCGCGGACTCTCCCTCAAGGGCGTCGGCGACGCCACGGTAAACACGCGCGTCAAAACCGGTCCCGCCGTCCTCGCCGAGGTACAGGAGGATCAGGGACAGGGACATCGGCATGAGTACAAGACAAAAAATTATAATACGCCTGACGCCTCGCCATATTGGGCTCGTGGCGCTAGCGCGGACGCGGGTAGTGAGCATAATACAGTCGGCGGCGTAACAGATCCAATCACCGACGGCACCAACGGCACACCCCGCACCGGCACCTACACCCGCGATAACTCGATGGGCGTCAATTACGGAATCGGGTACTAGGAGGGAATATGATACACGCGATATATTTATCGGTCATCGCCGCGCTCCTGTTTTGGATCATACGCAAGCACCGCAAGAAATCAAAATCCGATCGAGTGCTCCGCAGCGATGCCGACACGCTCAGGCGAATCGCAAACGAAATTTATGAGGTAACGAGGTAAATATGAAAACGATCAAACTCCAAAACATCGACGGCTACACGGTCATTAAATCAGTCAATCCCGCCGGAGGTTTCATCGACCCCGAGGAGACGAAAAAAATCGTTGCTGTCGAGATCCAGAAATCCGAAACCTATCAGCAGATTGAGGCCATCAAATTACAGATGCGCGACATCGCTATCGCGGCGAAGGTAGCGTACAAGGCCGCGAATCAGGCACTCTTCAAAGCGCGTCAGGTCAACCCGAAAGCGAAATCATCCGCTGTTGCCGACGCTCAGTGGTCGGAGTATCGTGCGCAGATGGGAAAATTCAGAGAGGCGCAGGAAGCGCTGCTCCCGCTCGCGATCACGTTGAAATCAGAAATCTCAGCACTCACCCTCAAACATGCCGTGTATTTCAACCTCCAGCCCGGCGAGGAATACCGTGAGGATGCCGAGGCCGATGCGATTGCCGAGGCAATGGCTGCCGCTGCCGAGAAAAACGCGGTGCTTGCGATCGCCGACAAAAAACTCGTTGAGGTTGCCGACTATCGGGGCCGGAAGTTCTGGAAGAAAAAAGCGGGAGCCTGGACCGGCGCGGAGATCACCGCCCTCGCAGTCGAGCCCGTCGCCGGCGCGATTGAGGACTCATCCCTTACCGACGACCAGCGCACGGAGATATCAGCCCAGCTCGAAGCCGAGCGTATATCGAAAATGAAAGCAGCCGACAGAGACGCCGAGAAAGCGGCGGCACTCGATGGCATAGCGGCCGCTGCGAACGCGATGCGAGGCAAACTCGAAATCATAGGCGACGCCGAAGCGCTGGCGAAATCTCAGGCGTGGTATCAGGAGCAGGCCGGGAAGGTGGACGAGAAATACGGGTAAAGAAAAGCCCCGGAAATACCGGGGCGTGATTTTACCACTCAGGATTGATTCGCTCACGCTCGAATTTTACACGTTCCGTTTCTGCGGGGACGATATAAAAAACCGGTTCCTTGTTTAACATCATCCGCTTCAACCAATCGGGGGTTGGCGGCGTACAAATAATATATTTTTCTTTTCTGTCGGTCATATCAAAACGCCTCCACTCTCTCGATCGCATCGCTGAAATGTGACGTCAGCGCCATGCTGAAATCGTAGCGATACATATTATCGTCGATATTGAAATATAAATAGTCGCCGACGATCGCCGGTTTCAGATATTTTTTCGTGAGCGCACCCGACTCGGAGTCGCCACCACCCTCGAAGAGCCGCGCGGTTTCCCGTGCCTGATTTATCGACGGCACGAAGCGGATCACCCAGCCGGTCGCGCACTGAATCCAGTACATCACGTTTTCGCCGTTTTCAAATCGCACACCTGCGGCGACGACCATGTTCTGCACCGTCCGGTATTCCCACATCGCTGCGGTCTCGGAGAGGCTGCAGGTCAGGCCGTCCCAGGTGTACCCGTTTTTGCTGTACCATATTCCGTCACTGCCGAGAAGCCATTCCGTCGCGCCCACCTGAAAATTACTGCCGAAGTTTACCTGTATATCGTTAAAATACATTTTCCGCGTCGTGTAATTCGCGCCCCACATTACGAACCCGGCGACATCGCCGTCAGGGACGACGCAGGTTATTTTGTTCTTCGCACCGTTGAGATGCACCCAGCCAGTCGCGGGCTTGGAGATAAAAATATCAGTTCCAATTGTCGCGACTCCGTCAACGAGATAATCGCGCGTCCGCCAGTCGCCGTGCTCGACGGCGTTAAAATACACCCGCGTATAATTCAGCTTCGGCATAATCGCCGCCTCGACCTCCTTGCGCGGCACGGTTTCCACGATCCAGATATCGCCATTCAAATCAAATTCGGCGCCCTCCCCCTTTTCGATCCTGATATAATTCGGCGTCGTCACCAAATTCCGGCTCTGCGCCACCGCCCCGTATTCGTCGAGCTTATACAGCACGTCCGCATTCGCGTATAGCGAGGGCGCGGCTTTCTCGGAGGATCCGTCGCGCCACAACCACATCGAAGTGCCGTCGTAAAATTTCGCTCCCTCCGGCGTGAAAAATACCGCCTGCACCATGCCGGTGGTTACTCCCGGATCGGGACCAGCCACCTCGGGGACGGGCGTATTCGAACCCGTGACGATAGGAGTGGCCGCAGGGGT